GACATATCATTTACAAGTGCAACTATTTCTGCACAAGCTGCTGTTATTTATAACAGTTCAACTGTATCTGGTTTGACTACAAACGCATCAGTGTGCGTTCTTGATTTTGGCGCTGTTAAATCTTCAACCGCTGGTACGTTTACAATTACGTTTCCTGCCGCTGAAGCAACTGCTGCAATTTTAAGAATAGCATAGGAGATAAAACATGGCCTCTATCCAAGGATGGGGCCGACAAACTTGGAACAGTGGTGCCTGGTCGGAGCAAGCACCTGTATCTGTTACAGGTAATGGCCTCACGTCATCTCTAGGTACTGAGACAGTTACCACTGACCAAAACATTTCAGTAACAGGTATTGGACTTACCTCTACGGCAGGAACTGCTGTTGCAACTGGTGTAGCTCAAGTTAATCCCACTGGGATTGCACTTACTGCATCTTTAGGCGAAGAATCACTTTCAACAGATCAAAACATCTCAGTAACAGGATTAGGCACTACACTATCGGTAGGTAATGAATCCACAAGTGTAACAAGCACAACTGGATGGAACAGAGACACTGACATCAATACTGGCAATACTATTGGATGGAGTCAACAACAATGGGGTGCTGTAGGAATATCGCAAGCTGTAACAGGTCAAGCTTTGACTGCATCTTTAGGCGAAGAGTCAACTGCAACAGATCAAAATATTTCAGTTACTGGAGTAAGCACTACTTCATCCATAGGCACTTTCTCAATATCAGGTGATGGACAAACTACTATTGTGGCTGGTTCTGAAACAGCCATGCAATCGGCCGTTGGTACACTAGAGGCAGATCCAGAGTTTGTTGTATTTCCAAGTGGTAATGCTTTAACATCAGCTGTTGGCACAGTAGGAACATCTGTATTTGTTACAGGTGTAGGCTTAACTTCTAGCCTCGGTGAAGAAACTCAAGAGACTAGCTATGAAGCACCTAGTGTTTCTGCTACATCTAATGTTGGAACTTTAAATATTCGTACAGATGTAAGCTTTACAATAACAGGAGTTTCTGCTACTAGTAGTACAGGTAATTTACAAGGTACCTTCTGGAGCCAAGTAGATGACTCAAACAGCGAAATAAGTTGGACAGAAGTTCACAAAGCTGCATAAAAAGTTTTGACAAACTTTAAATTAATCATTAAATTTTAAATTAGGAGATTAAATGGCATCGACTTATTCAACGGGTTTAAGAATAGAACTTCAAACCACTGGAGAAAATTCAGGAACTTGGGGTACTATTACTAATAACAACTTTTCTCAAGTATTTGAATTTGCGATTGCTGGTGTTTACGCAAAAACACTTTCTGGCACAGGACCAACGACTTTAACAAATAATGATGGTCCTCAAACTCAATCTAATAATGAAGCCAGACAAAACCAAATAATTTTTTCTGGAACTATTTCTACAACACACATAGTACAGTTTCCAGCTACACAAAAAACTTACGGACTTTATAATAACATAGCAGGGGGTGCTGACGTCACTGCAAGACTAGGTGCAACTGGTAACACTGTAACAATTTCAAATGGTAAATATAGATTAGTTTCTACAGACGGGACTAACTGGTATGATATTTTTACACTAGCTGGTCTAGGTGAAACATGGATTAAAAAAACATCTGACTATACTGCATCAGCAGGAGATAATATTTTTGTAGATACATCAGGTGGTGCAGTTGCTATCACCTTACCGAGCTCTGCTGCTATTGGTGATCAAGTAAAATTTATAGATGCAGAAGGCACTTTTGCAACTCACAATTTGACTGTAAATAGAAACAGTCATAAGATACAAGGAACAGAGGCTAATTTAACAGTATCAACCAGTGGTTCTGGCTTTGCGTTGGTGTACAATGACAGTGACAATGGTTGGAGATTAAAGTATAACGATTAATCATGGCTAATTTACAAGATATAACAAATAGAAGTGAAGTAGGAACAATAAAACCTTGGGGTAAAGCTACTGCTCCAGCAGGTTATCTTTTATGTGATGGCTCTGCCGTTTCAAGAACAACGTATGCAGATTTATTTGCAGTTATTTCTACTACTTATGGCGCTGGCGATAGCTCAACTACTTTTAATGTTCCTGATCTACAAGGTAAATTTCCGCAAGGTAAAAGTGGCACAACTAATTTAGCAACAACTGGTGGCGCTAATACTGTTACAGTTTCGGTAACTAACAACCAAGCTGCAACGAACGCTACAAACCAAACAGTAACAATTACAGGAAGTATCGACAATACGTCTTTGACTACTGCTCAACTAGCGTCTCACGGACACTCAATGTCTCCATCTATTGAAATGGGTGTTTGTAACCCTAGTGGTCCGGGTGCACAATTGGCTTGTCAAGTAAGAATTTCTAACCCCAATAGAGCTACTTTAAGTGTAGGAAACCAAGGTTCTGGAACCGCACATAATCACGGACATACTTTATCTGGAACTCTTACGGGTAATATTACAACTACTCTCACCGGAGCTGTTACAGCATCTGGTACAAATTCTTTTTCACCATTTGTTATAACTCAATATATAATTAAGCATTAGGAGGTATTAAAATGGCAACTCAAATAGTGATAGCAAATAAAGAAAGCATCTTAATAGATGATTCGTATGGTATTGAATGGGCTGATAAAGGTAAAAACTGGGTTGATGCTTGGTGTCCTGACAATTATCACTATGTTATTTGGAACAATTTATCTGGTCAAAATGAAATACAAACTAAAAATGCATCCACCGGAGCAATGACTGGAAACACTGATTTAAATGCGACTTCTGATTCAGTAGGATCTACAACAGTGGCTGACTTACTTACATGGGCAGAAACTAGAAAAGGGCAAATAGAACAAGCTAAAACAGATTTTGATACAGCAGTTCAAGCTGATGTAGATAATGGCACGACTAACACAGTCGGTAAAACTTGGAGAGACTACGACTCTAATTATTCTTAAAAAATATTTGTATACTATATCTTAATTGTGCACTGAAAGGTGTTATCATAGTTACTCCGTGAAAAGTTTTATTCAAATTAAAAACCATTTTATTATATTCTGGCTCTACTACATTTAAATTATTCTGTTCATCCCTCCAAAGAAAAAGACCTCCATCATCAGCATCCCAAACATCATTGAGATATATGCTACTAGCTGCAGCATGTGAGCCATCATTATGAAAAGGAATATAACTACCCCTGCTCCATATATAAAAAAATACTCCTGCAATCTCTAAATTATTATTTAAAATTTTTTTGTCTTTATAAATTTTTGAAAATCTATCTTTAAATTTTTCAAGATTTAATATTGATACTTCTTTGCCTTTTCCTAAAATACTATCATCCCAAGATAATTGATTAACTCTCCAAATATGATTGTCTCTATTTTCTTTTACATAGTTAATAACGTCATCTATTAAGTCTTGATCTAAAAATTTTTTATAAATTTTTACCACTTAATGCACCCATGTAATTATTGCGTGTCTATTACCATTGGTAACAGGTGTTATTGCGTGAGGAAAACAAAAATTGCTTGGAAAGACAACCACACTACCTTGTTTTTTAGGAACAGTGTAAGTGCCTCCAAAAAAAACAAAGTCTCCCCCATCATAATTATCGTTTAAAATAAAAGATATTGTTAAAACTCTGGGTGTGATGTCACCATGATCAGTATGTTCTTTGTACTCTCCTTTTTGAGACCCTAAATAAATTAAGTGTTGATAACCAGTATCCTCACAAGTTAATCCTGTGCTAAAATGTTTATGTGCTTTTGCATATTTTTCTATAGTTTGTCCTACACTTTTAAATATGTCTTTATCAAATTCTTGATCAATTGCTTTTGTATAACATTTTCTAAAATTACTTTCACCAACTGTGCTAGCTTTTATAAAATCAGCCGTGCTTGATTTATTGATAATTGATTCACACAATTTTGTACTCAACATGTTGTCATATCTATGAATATAATCTAATAAATCTTTCATCTGTAATTCTTTTTTCTCCAAAAAAATTTTTTGTATCTGTCAATAATAAGACTTCCTAATTTATTATCAGTTATACGATGATCTTTTTCAAATTTAAATCCAGACCACATTTTCCAAGACTCTCTTTTAAAAGGTATAACTTGCACCATTGGCTCACCTCTTTTAAATAAAAACTGTTCATCTCTTTTCTTTAGTATGAAAGGAAAATTAACTGTGTTTATGTAAGTGTCAGTTTCAACAACACCTGATAATATTTCAAATCTATCATCAACTCTATTTAGAGGATGAACAAATAAACAACTATAACCAGGTGGTGTTTTTATCAACCACTTGTTGTGAAATTTGCCAGCGTTTTCTTTTGCTTTTTTTGCCATAGATTCAGTAAGCTGCTGTTTAGGATGCATACCATACATATTATTTTGTTTGTTCGCAGGTGTCATGGAGAAATCATCCTCCGTTGGATCTACAATATAATCTTGTTCAAAAGGTATTATGTAACCAGCTGTCATGGCGTCTAAAAAGGGCATGCATGTTTTTACAGTTGGGTCGTGTAAATTGTTATTACTTAGTCTGCCAAGTTTTTTGTAATCTTCAGGAATAAATTTTAAAGCTGGTTTTGGATTTGGCCATATTTCTAAATGATCTTTATCTGTTATGATAAACTCAATTTTTTTATTCAGCATTATCTCTTATAAAATTAAACGACATTGATCTTCTTATTTCATTTTCAACACTTTTAAAAGGCATTACAAAATGTTGATGTGATGCTTCAAAAATATAAAAGTGACCTACCTCTGGAGTAAAATATTTAGTCGTGTGACCATCAAAAATAAAACCTAACTGACCATCCCTAAATTTATGTTTGTGTTTTGCATCGTTTATTGTTTTCGGAACTTTTAAAAATAAAACTGTAGACCATCCTGTAGTATCATGATGTGTGTGTGGCGGATTGTATTCACCTGGCTTCATATCATTAATCCAACAACTTAAGATATTAGTGTTAAACATGGGATCTTTGCTTAAATCAAAATTGTTTAGTGACATTATATAGTCGCCCATGTTTTTTGTTAAAGTATTATATATCTTACATGATTGAATAATTGGTATTACGCTTTTTTCTGAGTCAATTCTTCCTGCTAGTTTTGAACTGTCACTAGATAAATTTTCTCTATGTTTTTCGTATTCTGTGTTTAGTTCATCTATTTGTTCTTTAGGTATAACATACCTCTTAATGATTTTACCACTAACATATATTTTGCTTGTCATTCTTATTTCTAGCACTTTCATATCATAAATTTTCTGTCAAGAAAACATTTTTAAAAAATACTATTGCAGACTTAAAAAATATGCTTACATTAGGTTCTCACCAAAATTAACAATCACAGGAGACAAATATGGATAACCAAGACCTTAATAAAGCCATTGCCTACCTTGCGGATAAGGTGAGCAAATATCACGAACGACTACTTGCTATGGAAAGAGATGTTGAAAGACATATTAAAAATGCGGATCAACACTGCTGTGATGATTGTGAATGCAAATCAGGAAAATAAATATAATTAATATCGGATCTTTTTAACGTATCCAGAGCGTCCTCTTTTGTTTCAACTAAAGGTTCACCAGCTAAATTAAAAGAAGTATTAAAAAGTATAGGCACATTTGTTTTTAAATAAAACAATTGTATTAATTCATAAAAATTTTTGTTTTGCTCTATAGTAAGAGTTTGAATTCTACACGTGCCATCGACATGTGTTATAGCGGGTATTATATTTTTTTTATCTTCTTTTACAGGAATAGCATATGACATGTAGGGTGACTCTTTTATTCTACCCATTTCAAACCATTCTGTTGCGTGTTGTAATAAAACAGTGCCAGCAAAAGGTCTAAACCATTCTCTTTTCTTTATTGTATTTACAATATCTTTACCGTTTTTATTTCTAGGATCAAACAATAAAGACCTATTACCTAATGCTCTGGGGCCATACTCAGAACTACTTTGAAAAATAGCAACTACTTCTTGATCTAAAATTTTTTCTATTGCTTTTTGTTTATCTGTAATAATCATACCATACAGCTGCACCCAAGGCAGTTCCACCATCATGAGGACACGGATCAATAAAAAAATTTACATTTTTAAAGTATTGAGTATATTTATAATTGTTAACACAATTTAATGCGTATCCTCCAGACAAAATAATATTTTTTGTATTACCTAATGTAAGAGCTTTTTCTATTAAATTTATTGTATACTCTTCAGTTACCTCTTGTACTTGTTTAGCTAAATCTTCATCTCTTTTGCCATGACTGTTACCATAAGAAGATAAACCCATTGCTTTGCCCGGTTCATTCTCATCAAGTGTTACTAACCCTATCGTGCTACATAAATGATTAAACAAATCACCTGGATTATAATTATTTGTCATTCTATATAAACAATCATTTTGCATGTAAAAATAATCAAGAACATTGTTTATTTGATTTTTATTTTTACAGGTTTCAATTAATTTTAATAATTTATTTTTATTTTTAAAATCATTGTATAAAGCACTAAATCTAGAATTGTTATAACTTTTATATTTTGCTTTTACTTGCATGTTATTTATATAATAGATGCTGTCACTTTCTCTAAAAGACTTTTCTAATTGTCTTAAAATAGCGCCACCCCCATCTATAACAACTGCCATTGCTTCATTAAAAGAGGAAACATGAAATGCAGCGCACGCATGATATATGTGATGCATATATTCATTAAATACAAAATTTTTAATTTTGTATTTTTTGCAAATATTTTCTATAACTTTTTCATGGTCATCCTCCAACCTACCACAACAAGCAAACACAAAAGTATCATCAAAATTTTTTACATGTTTTAATGAAAGATAATCAAAGTCATTAGCAGAAGGACCCCAAAACTTTTTTTTATTAAAACGACTTTCTTCAAAAAATTCAATACTGTTTTTTTTCTTAATACAAATTGAAGAGTCGTGTGATATATTTACACCGACTGTCAAAACTATTCTTTTGGTGTTTGACCTAACATATCTTTTAATGACGGAGCAAATACTTTAACATCTCTTCTAATTTTTTCAGCAGTTGTTGAAGTGTTTGGATCATCTATATCAGCTTGCATAGCTTCTTCTGATTCATATTCCTGACCAGTGTCCATATTAGTTAACGTGGTTTCAGTTTTAACTTTATATCTAGGAATTGTTCTTCCGTCTTCTAAAGTTATTGTTCCTATTTGTTCTGCGGGTTCAATTATCGGCATTTTCTCTCCAATTTATGTTAAAACTTAAAATAACTCTATCTTCATTAGAACTATTTATTTTAACTTCATGTTGTAACCATGATGGGAAAAAAATCAATGAATTTTCCTTTGGTTCGAAATCTACGCTATGTGCGATATGCACAGAGGCGTTTTTCTTCTTTGGGGGTGATAATACCTCAGCCTGTGGTTTAGGCTCTAGAAACACTAAATTACCGCTTTTTTGAGGCACTTTTAGATAGTACACTCCAGACAAGTAATTGTAAGGATGTGTGTGGACATTATTTCTAGATCCTGGAGGATTAATCATGCCCCACAAACCTGTCATTTCTGGAACGTATTTATCTTGCACATCTAAATGGTTAAAGCACTCTTTAGCTTTTAATAATATATCACCTACTGTGCTTTTAAATTCTTCATCTTTGTAAAGCTCATCGTCACTGTGCCAGCCTCCAACATTAGATCTTGGCATACCTTTTTCATCTCGTGCTTTTATTTCGTAAAGTCTATCTATTAAGTGACCGTGACCCTTAACCTCTGTCATCATGACAGGTGTAATAAATAGTGATTGTAAATTCATTCTTTTTCTCCTTACAGTTGACCTTTTGTAACCTCCATAAAACTTACAATAATGTGAACTTGGTTAGCAGCATTAGCCTGTGCTTTTAATACGTCAGATTCTTGTAAAACTAAAGGCTGAGATAATAATTCTGTTGTTGTATTTGTTGCAACACTTTTAGCCTTAAATAATTCAAAAGTAGCAGAAGATCTAAGCACCTCTAAGTCCACAAGTGTAGTGTTTCCTGAGTCATTACAAATTAAAATAGATTTAATTACGTCAGTTGTAGGAGGCACAGGTGGTGTAGCACCAGGGTCAGCTGTTGGCACCGTTAATATGGTTGTTAAATCTGTTGATGTTATATCAACCATTGAGCTTTTAAATGTATTAGCCAAGGAAAAATGTCTCCTGTTCTTGTTCTTCTTTTAAATCTTGTTGATAGTTAGTGTTTAATAAAAGTATTATTTGATCTAATAATTTTATCATTTGGTCAAATTGACTAGCATCATATTCTGGCGTAGCGTTTGGTAATCTAGTTATTGTTATTTTTGCCATTTGTGTACCATATTAATATAACTTTTCTCACTCCTTTTATCACATTTAACACTCCATGTCTTAATTTTTGTCCATCAAAATAGTAAGTTCTGCCCACTAAAGGATCTATTGTAACTCCTTCTACTACCCCTTGTCCACCCTGAAAATCGTCATTTATAAAGGTTACAGAGGTGCCAGTTGTTTCTTCTCTTGTAGCATCTTTGTGAAAGTGCATTGCACTATCTTTTGAATAAGTTGTAATATTACAATATTCCACATTTGTAAATTTTGTATCGTCTATAAGACTAGCTATTTTTTGTACAATGTTATGTTCAGAAGATAGCTCACGAACAAGGCCTTCTCCCCACTCTCTATGATGAGGATGAGTTAGTAATGTATTTAATTGTTGTATTTCTTTTTCTTCAAGACAATCGTCTTTAATATAAATCATCTCCTGCCATCTGGTCTTATCTGTAGTTTTTGAGAACCAAGTCTCCAAGGTGTATCATCAACAGTGTTTGTTTGATATTTTATTTTTACCGCTCTACCTCTACCTCTAACATTAATTTTTTCAGTAGTATTAGTAATGTTTCCTGAAGTCGTTACATTTGCAGATGACTGTGGGTATTGTTCTAAAGTTAAAGTAGCTGTCATCGTATTTGTTAAATTGTCAAAGTCTGGTACTAATTTACTTACAGACATTAATTGATCACCGTCTGCTATCTCTACAGATCCAGTTTCTAAAAAGGCAGTTATTGCTGAGCCATCTGCTTGATTGTTACCTACTTCGTGTTCATAAACAAAAGAAGCCCCTGCAGTTAAACCTAGAATAGATGTGGCGTTAGCAGTAGTAGATGTGCTGTATTCTGTGGCTATAGGTAATTCATAAACATATGCTCCAAGCCAAGTCGTTCTAGCTAAAGAATTAGTATACCAAGTTCCTTCTAAATAATTATAAGCAACAGACCTATCTATTTGTGTGGCGTTTGCTGATGGGTAATACCAAATAATTTCATTATATGCAGTGTTTAGACCGACGGCTATATCATTTTTATTTGTATAACTAATGTCATCAAATACAAAGTCTTGAACAGAACATGGCATTTTTTTAACAACCCCATCGTACAAATAAAATGCGTTATCAGACATCCAATATGCTTTACCATTTACCTCTATAGCTGCGTGTTGTGCTATTAAACCCGCATTTGCCCCAAGTTGACGAAGACCAAAAGTAAAAGGTGTGCCAACAAATTGTAAACCATGTAAGGATGTGTCAGTCCAAATTAAGATCTGACCTGTTGATTTTACTGCACCTATTATTCTTGACCCATCCGATATACGTAGAGACCCTGCCTCGTTAGTTGAAACAGGTGTGTAATCAGTTGCATCTTCTCTATCCGAAAATCTAAGCAGTAAATCATCTTGAGTAGCAGTGTTTCCAATTGTTGTTTCTGTTCCAAATATTAATAAGTGTCTTGTGTCTGTTGACACCAAACTAAATCTTGATGCTGTGGGTGCATTTGACAGAGCGGTGGCTCTTGCACCTAAACCCCCTGAAGTGTCCCAAATAAATGTGCCACCATTTAAAACTGTTGCAATTAAGTCTTCACCAAAATTATCTAAAGACCAGTTTCTTGCAGCAACAACAACGTTGGAAGAAGATCTTGGTGTGTCCCATGTGCTAGCTCCCCATGTCTCGGTGCCCCAACCATATCCGTATGTTGAAGATGTTGGACCAGGATTTATTTGATATGTAGCTGTAACAGATCCGCCTCCACCCGAGGTCGAGCCTGTTGCATTTGTGCCAGCGTTAATTGTAAAACTATTTGCATCTGGCACAGTAAGTATTTCAAATTCATTATTAAAATCTATGCCATCAACTACATTTGAGGAAGACCCGTCGTCAAAAGTAACGAATGCGCCAACCTCTGCATTGTGTCCAGTGTCTGCAACAGTAACAGTTGATTGTCCACTTTGCGTGGTAAAAGGATTTGTAAGTGCTTGTGTTTCTCTTAATGGTGTAATATCATAGACTTTACCTTCAGAAAAAATATATAGTTTTCTATCTGTACCTAATGCTAAATACCTTGTTCCATCTAAGCCAATCCAAGAATGTGTATCTCTTACAGCACCGACTACGGTTACATTAGGATTTGGTAAAAATCTCCAACCTCCCCACCTCTCTGGTTTACCATAGTGAAAGCGCACAAAATCTGAATCTATGTATTTACGCTGATCTCCTGCTGAATAAGCAGAATCCTGTTTATCTATACCTGGTTTAAATTTTAAGTCTACTAGTCGCATTTGGTCCAATATTGTATACTAAATCTTTGTTGAGGAAAAGGGACATCCTTGCCATTTTTTGATTTAATTATCTTTATTGAGTGACTTATGTAGCTTGGAAAAACAACCATATAATTGTTCATATTAGGTATTTCTATAATTTTGCCGTCGTCCATAAAAAGCATATCTCCTCCCTCTAAATTGTCTCCTTCGTTTAAAACTAAATTAAAAGTGAAAAAAGGGAGATTATCCATATGCCAGCCATAATAACCCCCGTGATTATAGGCGCACACGTGAATATCATGCTTTTTTGTTTTCATTTCCAAAAATTTAAAGACACTGTTACGATCTGTTTCTGCTATAAAATTTTCTAATCCTCTGTGGTAAAACCAATCACCTAATTTAGTGATATTTGGTGTTTCAGCAGGAAACTCATTATGGTCTATCCAATAATCAAAAGAACCACAGTTCTCGCTGTAAAACTGTAGTTGACTTACCTTATCATCTTTATCACCCCAACTGGGCACAGAAAATTTAGTTCTACTGTTTAAAAGATCTATTTTAATATTTTGTAGTATTAAAGGTGGTAAAAAATTATGACAACCAATAATATTTTTTGAGATCCAATGATATTTCATTTTACTTTAAATTGTGTTGAAACATTGCCTTTAAAAGAATAATTACCATAATGGGTCAAGCCACTAGATATATCAGCGTAAATCTTTCCTCCTATATTCTGCCACAATCTGCAGAAAGCGTAATCTTCAGACAAATATCTATCATTGTCAATCATTGTATCAAAAAAAGCATAATTCCAATCTGAGGTTTTGTGATAATTAAATTCTTTATCGTGAGAGCTGCCAATGTGCTGGTCAGGAGTAAATTTTAGTTTTGGATAATTATCTGCCATTTTTTGAAATACGGATCTTTTAATTAACATAAACCCAGTTGCTCCGTCCATGACTTGTACAAAACCATTTTTTGTTTCAATGTGATTAGGATCTTTAAAGTTCAGGTTATATTCTAAAGATGTTGCCATTAGCTCATTTTCTTCAATCTTAGGATTATCTTTTATTTTTTTTATAACTTTAGTCCAGTTAATAGTTTTTCTAGGATATATACCACAAACCACATCTTCGTTTAGTTCCAGCATTCTAAAAACAGATTCAGGATTAAAAGCGATGTCTGCATCAATAAACAGCAAATGTGTATAGTCACCATCCATAAAGAGCTGTACTAAAGTATTGCGTGCTCTTGTAATCAATGATTCATTACCAATAGTTCCAAACTGTAATTCTATTTTTTTGATTGCTGCTAAAGCTGTTAACTGTAAACAACTTTTAAAGTAATCCGCTGTAATCATGCCCCCGTAACAAGGTGTGCCGATAAATATTTTAGTCATTAATTATTATCTCCTTTGAAAAATGATTAACTAAATTTGGTTTGTAAAAATTAAATTTTTCACACTCTTTTGTATGTTTCACAATATTTATTAAAGTTTCAAAAGCTGCTTCACTTAATATATTTGAATAATTAGGAGAGTTACAGACGAATACGTAATCAAATTTTTTAAATTTAACTTCATTTATATCATAGGTTATTGTAACTAAATCATTATGATTATTTCTATCTGAGTCATAGTTTGCTAGCCAATATGCGCTGTTAATAAAATTTTTTTTATTTAAATAGTATCCAAGCCAGTTTCCTGAATTGTAAGAATTAATTGGAACTTGTTGGTACCAAATATCATGATGATGATCTATTGTAACTAAATCAATTAATTGTTTTCTTTTACAAAGAGGGTCAAGTGTGTAAAATATATTTGCATGTACTTGAGAAAAAACAATATTCTTAACATCTAAGTCATTTATATAATTAAGAAAAAATTTAATTATGTCGTTAAAATGTCTTGGAGATTGCACATAATCAGTGTCTATAGACAAAACATTTAGAGTGTTATCAGTCATTTAATTTAATACTAGCTTCAACTATTTTATCTGGGGAAATTTCTACACAATATGGATACTCAGAAATCATGTTTGTTAAATCAGGATACCCAAAAATTTCTGGTTTGGTTGTTCCCCACAACACTAAACCTTTTTTATTGAAAGTTCTATTAGCGCACATGTGATGTAAGGCGCTATCAATGGCTATAAAAAAATCACAATATTTAGACAATATCATAAAATCTTCTCTGTTTTTAAATAAAGGAGAGCCACCTTGATCATTAAATTTTGTTTCACCAATGTATTCTGATCTTTCATTATCATGACCAAACACAATAAAAATGTGTGTAGGATATTGCTCTTGCAACAAGTATATTAAATCTTGACCATATTTATAATTTCTTCCAAAATTGTTTTTGTCATAATGATTTGTCATGACTCCTTGTCCACCTGTAAATTGTAATAAAACAAATTTATTTATTTTTTGTATGTGAGGCAATAATTCAACTTCTCTTTCAGTATTTATTGCAAAATTTGGTCTGTAGTTTTCTAATTCTATTTCATACATCTCAGCCCATTTTTTTAAAACATGTTTTTGTCCTTTTAAAAAATCACTTTTGTAAGGATCATAATGAAAAATTTTGTCATAGTTTCTAAAATAATTGTAGTAAGTGTCAAAAATAATTTCATTTATCATTGTTCTTGAATCTGCAACATATGGTGAGTAAGTAAATATTTCTGGATAAGCAGAATTAATAACTAATTTTTGTTTGTTTTTTTCGTACAACTTGTCGATTAAAGCAGTAAACATTATGTGTTTACCAACCCCTCCATCTAAAACGTGTAAATCAGGCATCTTCATTGTGTTGCATATTCTACTTGTAAATATTCTATTTTTCTTACCCAGCCTCTTGGTATAGCTATTGCTCCACCACCATGGTCATCATCTTTGTCTACGCACCAAGATCGCATAATAACAATCTTGTCTTCATTGTTTACAACCATGTAACCAACTTCTTGGCACACGGCCAACGGCGCATTAATTATATCTTTTATAGGAAGCCAACCGGTTTCCATATCACGAGCGTCAAGCCAAGTAATTCTTACCATGGGAACTTTTTTAATATTCATTTGCAGTTCTGCGATAATCTACTGAATAATTTATAGCTACAGTAATTCTAGTATTGTCTGTCATATTTGGTGTTACAGAGTGTAACAAATGCCCATCAAAAAAAATTACAGTGCCATTTGTTGCTTTTAAACTTACAATATTACTATAATTTACATTTTGATCTGTTTTTTTGTGTAACACTAAATTTCTATTACCGTGAAAACAAAAAGATGCATTACTTGTTTCGACGTCTACAAATAAAACTGCTGATATATGTGCACTGTGGTGATGAGGAAAAGAATTGTGTCCCTTACCATACCAATTAATCCAACAGTCATCGACTAAAAGACCTGGAACATCGTAGCCCTCTTCATCTACAAAATCTCGTATTTTATGAGAAATAATTTTGCAAACATTGTTTAATGCAGGATATCGTTGATGAGAGTTCCAACCAGTTCTGTTTTGTCTTTTTTTATTATCATCAATTGTGGTGTTAGCTGAGGTATCAACTCCATGAATTTTTTTATTGTCTTCAACCAAAACTATTTGTTTTATCTGTTTTTCAATATTTTGAAAATCAGGTATTACAAAACTGTAAAAATCTTCAGTGAAGACTGTAGTTTTAAATATTTTTGTCATCAACGGTAAGTGTTGCGTCCTTTGGTACTAATCTTAAATTAAATGATACAGATCTTCTTTCTTCGTTTGGTGTTCTAAATGGATAAACCATATGAGTCAACCAAGATGGAAACATAAATATGTCGCCCACTTCTGGTGGGTGTTGTAATTTGTGACCACTAAAAGTTTTAGGATCACCGCACATAAAAAGAATATCTCCTACACTAGGATAGTGATCTTCAGCCGCTCTCTCTTTTTCAATGCTGTCCGGCATTTTAGTATAGAATACACCAGATAAATCACCATCGTGCATGTGTGCAGGATTAAAGTCTCCTGACCATTGGCTCACGGCCCACATAGATTCTATAACCATCTTGTCAATTTTTTCTGGTGCTAATGTTTCGCTAGCTGGTGGTATAGATAAATAAGATTTAACCATTTCACCAATTAAAAAAACTAATTGTTGACCGTCACCATCTATCCACTCGGGTGGCAAACGAACTTCTTGTTTAACATTACCTGCTAAATTAGGAGACCAATCCCATTGTTTAGCTAATTTTGGGTCTCCAAGTATCTCATCACACTTTTTATTTACTATATTCAGAATAAAATCAGGCACTTTACCCTTAACCACAGTAGGGCCAAACGGTCTAATTGCATCAAACTTTAATTTAATTTCTTTTTTAACTTCCTCCATGGGAACACCTCATTCTTTTTTTATTGTCATATAGCAATAATTTGCCTATAAATATACAATTAAATAGGCTTAACTTACAAGGCCAGCCTCCTTGCACTAAAACAATCATGATTTGCAGAAGGAGAGCATGCTAAAAAAAATATTTAAAGCTGCAAAAAAAGCAGCCCCAATTATCGGTGCAGGACTAGGATTTCTAGCTGGTGGACCTGTATTAGGATCTGCTATTGGTGGTGGTCTTGGTAGTTTAGTTGCAGGTAAAAGCCCTCAAGAGGCACTTAAATTTGCAGCATTATCTGGATTAGCAGGAGGAGCATTAGGCAGATTTGGTGGATTACAAGGTGGACAAGGACTAGGGGGTTTATTTACCAAAGCCACGTCAACACCAGTGCCATCTAACATTATTCAAGCAGCTCAGGGTGGTAATAAAGTTTTACTTCGAGATGCAATCATGAAAGGGGCGGTTCAAGAACCTGGCGTGCTAGGATCAATAGTTAATTTTGCAAAAGCTAATCCTATAAAAACAGCACTTGGCTTGTCAGCGTTAGCAGGAGCTGCAGGTGGTTTAGGTGAAGAAGAAAATAGAAGATCACAGTTTGAAGATGTATACGGAACAATGGACCCACTTAAAGATTTAGATGACGCTGGCGTAGGTGGTGTAACAACAGTGCCATTTTCTCAATACGGACCTAATTTATTAAACAGAGCCATGGGTGGAGAAATAAATGGATTAAAAGAAGCCGGATTAAAAGATGGTGGTTTCCCACGTAAAAATGGTAAGATAGCAGGACCGGGAACAGAAACAAGTGATGACATACCAGCAATGTTAAGTGATGGTGAATTTGTTATTAATGCAAAAACTGTAAGAGGACTTGGACGAGCTATGGGTGGTGAAGGAACAAAAGAGAGTAGAGACAGAGGATCAAAATTCTTGTATAGTTTACAAAGAAAATATGGAGATAGAGCATAATGGTTGATGAAGTAATACAACGAACGCAACAGGCTCCTTTTATTGAGAGAAGAGCAGAGCAATTACTTGCGTCTGTGTTTGGTGATCCAAATGCAGTAAAGAGAGCAGGAGAAAGCGATGCTGATTTTAATCTACGTAAGTTTGGTCGAGCAGGTATTGCTCAAAATATTCCAGCATTTCAGTTTGCAGGTTTTACACCTGAACAAACAAGAGCTTTTGGATTAGCAAGTCAAAACGTCGGGGCTTTTCAACCTGCTTTACAACAAGCAGGAGGCACTCTAGGTCTTGCAGGTGCTGCTTTAACAGGAGCAGGGCAACAGGCTCTCGGTGCAACGCAAGCATTTGATCCAACACAATCACAACGTTTCATGGACCCGTACCAACAAAACGTTACACAACAAGCTTTAGCAGAATTTGATCGTCAAGCTCAAATTGCACAGTCTAATTTAGCAACGCAAGCACAAAGAGCAGGAGCTTTTGGTGGCTCACGTTTTGGTGTGCAAGAAGCAGAACTAGGTCGTAATTTACAGGACATAAAATCAAGAAGAATATTTGAAGACTTATCACGAAATTTTCAACAAGCACAACGTGCTGCAATGGGTGCACAAGAAGCACAACAAAGAAGGCAGTTGGCTGCAGCACAGCAATTAGGTGCCACAGGTCAAGGTCTTGCTAGTCTTGGACAAAGACAAGCTGGTCTTGGTGCTCTCACTCAACAACTAGGACAGGCAGATGTACAATCTCTTCTAGGTGTTGGTGGTATTCAACAGCAATTAGGACAAGCTCAACTAGAAGCTCAAAGAAGACAACAACTAGAAGCTCAACAAGAGCCGTTTAGAAGACTAACATTTGCTAGTGACATTTTACGAGGCACTCCAAGTAGTGCAATTCAGTTCACTCAACAGCCTTCTGTCAATCCATTTGCACAAGCTCTTGGTCTTGGTATTGCTGGTATTGGTGCTCTTGGTCAGTTTGGTCAAGGCTTTGGAGGTATATCAGACGCTTTTAGTGCATTTGGAGGTAATTAATGGTTCTTCCAATAGTAGCAGGGATAGCAGGATTAGCCCTAAGAGCTGCACCTTACGCAATAAGAGGCGCTAGAGCCGTTGTTAATCCAAGAAATTTAAAAAACTATTTTACAGGGGCTAGATCTAGACCGATTCAAGGACCTGTAAACGTTAGAGGTTTTAGATTTGACCCATCCAAAAAAGGCATAGAGGCTCTTGGAATGGGGGGAGGAAGAACGCCAGGAATATTTAGACCTACTTTTAGAAACATAGCAGGACAGTCTGCTGTTTTAGGTGGAGCTGGTTTAGCCTATGACGCCTTAACAGATAGTGCTGAACAAAGCACTGAACCACCACCAGCAGGATCAGGTGGTCCAGTAGAACCACAACCGGGTGGACCTGCAGGAATGACGATAGGAGAAGCTGAAAAAGCGGGCATTATAAAAGATGAAAAACAAAAAGCAACTGACACCGCAGCAGATGCAACAGGTAAAAATATTCAAGGTGGTGATTTAGATGATTTCATAAAAGAACGTATAGACTTGTTTGAAAAATATATTGGTGATGACACAAGAAAGAAAACAAAGAGTGCAGGATACAATGCCATGATACAGTTTGGTTTAGAACTAGCTACAAAGAGAGGTAATTTAGTAGAAGCTATTGCAGAATCTGCAAAAGAACCTTTGAAAGAATTTGCTAAACTAGGTAATCAATTAGCAGATAGAGCTGCAGCCATTAAGAAAGCTGGTATTGAGTCAGGTGTTGAAGCATTTGAATCTGCAGAGGATAGAAAATTAGAAGAAAAGAAAATTGCAGGTGATATTGCAGAAGCACAAATAAGATCTCAAGCACAAAAACTAACACCGGGTGAGTTTATAACTAATCAGATTCAACAAATTATAGCTGATCCCAATCTTGTAGCAAGTATTACAGCTTCAAACTATGACGAAAACAATAAAAAAATTAATCCTAATATTTCTGATGAATCACTAATACAAGCTTATGCAGCTAATCAGTACGAGTATTACAATGCTAAAGAAATACCGGACACTGCAGACGGAAAAGAATTATATGAATCCTTACCTTCAGGGACAATGGTTTACTTTAAGGGACAAATATTTCCAAAACCATAAGGAGAGATTATGGCTGACAAAATAAGAGATCCTCTAGGAAATCTGGTAGAGGTTCAAAACGTAAAGCCGGGTGATCCTGTAAGAACTACAATAGTAAATAACGTATTCAGAGATCCATCGGGAAATGTGATTCAAGTAGACAAGCCAATGGATACTGGCTTAAATTTTAATTCTGTAGCTCGTAATCCAAAAAAAGATCAAAGAGGTTTTTTTGAAAAGTATGTAACAGATCCTGTAACTGCAGGTCTTGCAGGTGTCGGAGAAGGTGGTTTTAAAATAGCAGAAGGAACGCTGTCTCTTGGAACTATACTTCTTGATCTTGGTGTAGGGACTGACTTAACAAGAAAAGTAGAAAAATATTTTGATGATAATAAAATTTTAGATGCTTTAGAAGACAAGGCTGACGAATCATGGACCGGCACAGTTACATCTGTTCTTACACAGTTTGGTGTGCCTGGGGGTGTTGCACTTAAAGCAGCCAATGGATTAATTAAAGCTAGAGGTATTGGTGGTAAACTAGCAGGTAAAACAGATTTTATCTCTAGAAGACCGAACGTTACAAAAGCTGCACTTGCAGGTGGCGCAGAAGCTGCGGTGGCTACAAGTGATATGGGCACACTTGGTGATTTACTTGGTGTGGGACCAACTCAAACAGATGATGAAAGTGATGACATCAATGCAACTGGACGTGAAGTAGCTTTTAAAAGATTAAAAAATAAATTTAAGTTTGGTGTTGAAGGTGCACTTGGTTTTACATTGTTTGACAATGTTATATTTCCTGCAGGTAAAGTTTTGTTTAAGGGTAGTGTTCCAGCATTTACCGGTATGTTAAAACACGTAGGTTTAAATAAAAACAATGTTAGATTTTTAGAGTTTGACCCAGAAGCAAATGCTAACGTTTTAAAAGAAACAGCTTTGGAGGAGGGTTTTCAGTTTAATAAAAACAATATTTTGCGATGGGTAGATAAAAATGTTTTGTCTCCTTTCCGTGCAAGAGGCAACTTACCAAAAGAAGTCTTTGAAGCTAACAGAGAAAAGATAAACACATTAAGATCTGTAGCTGAAAGAGTTAGAGTAGAAACCTTAGATTTAGAAAAAGCTGTACAAGAAGCAATCGATCCTAATGTAGGTAAATTATATAATAAACTAGACGCAATGGGGCTGCGAAGAAGAGAAAAGATGATGGAAAATATTTATGATTTTCTAACAAGTGGTGCATACAAAGCAAAAGTAGATGTTAAAACTGGTGCAAAAATTCCAAAGACAGCAGAAGAAATAGCAAAAGCTTTACCTGATGACATACCAAAAGAGTTACTACCTTCAATAACAAAGATAAGAAATTCTATTGACGAAATGAGTAAGGCTCTTTCTGAAATGCCAAACTTTACTTTAAAGGGCGGTGCAGATTTTCAAAACGTTGTAGCTGCTAACATAGGTGAATATATGACAAGATCATACAGATTGTTCGGCACTAAAGTAGAAAGAGAGCAATGGCTTAATACGTTAAGAAACACACCAGAAGGACAAGAGATAATAGACAGAGCAAAAATATATATAAGAAATAACAACAAAGACATGACTGAAGAAGCTGTTGAGCTAGAATTAAAAAATTTATTAGCAGAAGAAAAAGAAAGCATCGTTGGTGGTGCCATAGCAAGAGTATCCAAGTATGATAATGCAATCAAACAAGTAAGACAGGATATACCTGAACCACTTAGAGATTTACTTGGTGAGATAAAAGACCCTATAAAACAGTATATGAGAACCGCAGCTAAAATAAATACATACATAGCTGACACAAATTTTTTCAACACGTTATTAAAAAAAGGAAAGAATAGGTTTTTCTTTGAGCCACCAAAACAAATAAGAGGTGAACAAGTTGGAACTGTCCCTATAGGAGAAGGAGGGCTAGAATTTGGATCTACCATTGTTTCTGATGGTCCTTTGAACGGTTTTAAAACAACTCCTGAGATTGCAAAGGCATTAGAAAACATAAGTAATTCAAGGAAAAATGCAGATGAATTATCTAACTTGTATTACAAAGTTTTTCTTGCGCCAAAAGCGTGGACACAAGAAGCAAAGACAACTTTATCTCCGATCACACATGCTCGTAACATAATCAGTGCAGCATCTTTTACAGGTATGAATGGTAATTTTTTTACAAACCCACTTCGTTTTGCAGAAGATTTTAAACAAGCTTACAAAGTTGTTACAGCTAGATCTAAAAGTGCGATCGAATCTGATATGGGTAGAAAATATTTTAAGAATGCTGATGACTATGAAAACTACAAAGATGAATACATAAAATTACAAAATCTTGGTGTCGTTAATACTAGTGCAAGATTAGGAGAACTAACACAAAGTTTAGATGAAGTAACTGCGGGGCTACAAAATCTTACAGAAACAGGAAAAGTTTTTACGATACTACGTGGATGGGGAGACAAAACAGGTTTTAACAAAGCACGTGGAATTGCAAGAACGCTGTATCAAGCGGAGGATGACTTATACAAAATACAAAACTTTTATTCTGAGTCACGTAAATTTAGAGGTGTATATGAAAAAATGTACAGAGCAAATCAAGCAAAGTTTTTAGATGATTATGCTGACGAAATTGCAAGAGTAAATCCTACTCTTACAAGAGACGAGGCTCTCGCTTCAATGCGAACTCAAGAAGGCTTTGATAGATTTATAGATTTAAAAGCTGCAGACACAGTCAAAAACAATATTCCTAACTATGATTATATTGGTTCGTTTGGTCAAACATTAAGAAGACTTCCTATAGGTAACTTTGTATCTTTCCCTCTAGAAATTGTTCGTACTAGTTTTAATACATTAAAACAAGGTCTTAGAGAAATTCAAGACCCAAACACACTGGGCATTGGAACAACTAGACTTGCAGGAGTGGCTACATTTGGTGTTGCTTTAGGTAAAGGATTAGAAGAAGGAGCACAATTAGTTGCTGGTGTATCTAACGAACAATTAAATGCATTGAGAGAATATCTCCCAGAGTGGTCTAAGGATTCTACTCTCATACCTATTAAACAAGGTAATCAGTTATACTACATAGATTTTTCTCACACTAACGCTTACGATATTTTAACGTTGCCTCTTCGAGCTGCTATGAATGGTTTTGACGAATCAAGAGACAAAGGTGCGGGTGTTCTTGCAAGTTTCGATGATGCAGCCATAAGAGCAGCAACTAAGTTTGCAGCACCTTTTGTCGAAGAATCAATAGCAACACAATTCTTTGCAGATGTATTTGTTCGTGGTGGTTCTACTGCAGAGGGCAGAAGACTATGGAATCCAGAAGATGAGATAGGAACAAAAATATCTAACACTCTTCAAGAATTATTTAGAACAGCTTCGCCAGGATCTATCAAACAGTTTCATCGTTTGTATCTATCAGGCATTGGACAGAAAGATCAATACAACAGAGGCTATAAGTTTTTAAATGAAACATCTGGTTTGCTTGGATTTAGAATTCAAAACCCTTTTGTTCAAGATGGTATAAACTTTAAAATATCTGATAATAAAAGAGCATTAGCTAATTCTAAAAAATTATTTACAAGTGTTGCTTATAGAGCAGATGCCACATCAGCAGAGATTGTCGATGCATACAACAAAGCAAACGCAGCTAAACTAAGAAATGATCAGAAGCTATTTAAACAAATACAAGCAGCTAAAATATTAGGTTTATCTGACAGAGAAATTAGAGGAGTAATATCTGAAAGATTCTCTAAAAATGAGGCTGCTAATCTACTCAGAAATCGTTTTACACCAATAAAAATATCTGATTTTGCTTTTCAAAGAATGGCAGAGAACTCACGAGCTAGAGATGGTAGTGATGTTAGTAGATCAGTTAGAAGAATAACCAACGGCATATACAGAAACCTATTTAGAACAAACATATTTGATGATGTGAGCGGTTTATTTAAAGATTCATTCAATATTATAGAGTCACAACCTCTTGTAACAAGGCCTAAAACCTCGGATGCTGGCTCTATAATAGGTAGTCAAAGCAATCTAACAGCTCCTGTTACTCCTATTGCACCAATAGAACTACCAGGCGGAGGAACTTTATCACCAACAGATCGATCTCAACTTGCTAAAAGCGGAGATATTGATATAACAGAAACATTAGCAAGGAGAACGTAATGAGTAAACGTGGAAGCAGAAGAGGAAGACCAGCAAAGGATAAAAAGAAAACCTTTAGGGAATTCAGAGCTAGCAATAGGCCAACACGAACTAGCAGAGGAACAACGACCAAGTTTGATGACAGTGGTAGAGAGTCTGGCATTAGAGCTGCAAAAACTACGACCTTAGCTGATAAGAAGAAAAGTTTAGAACAAAGTATTGGTAGCCTTGATAGAAGAATAAACAAAGCAGTAAGTGCAGGTAATTTAGATTTAGCGAAAGATCTTCGATCAAGACAAAATAGATTTGTAAAAAATTTAGGATTTTTTAATGCAACAAATACCGCTAATGGTGTTGCAAGAACAAGTAATGGTAGTATAATTAGAACTAGTGATGGTAGCCCAGTGCTTACCAGTGCAGGTTTAGCTGCATTTAATAAAACAGTTGACAGAGATTTTTTAGATCCAACAAGAAAACTTGTAAACGAAAATCCAGAAGCGTACGCTAAAATGTATCCAATTGCTAATCAGTTACGACAAGGACTTCCTGGCTCAAGGTTTTTAAAAGGTTTAGGTGGTGTTGATGATAAGAAGCAGCGGTTTACAGATGATAAAATGCCGGGAGAGAGATATGCTTTAGATAAAGACTTTGGAGCAGGCACGGGACCAGAAATAATGGATGATGAAATAATAGCAGATGATTTTGACAAGTCATTAGATGTTGCACCAGACGCTGTTCCGTTACCAGGTGTTACCATAAGACAAAAACCACAACCGGACGCCTCAGACCTCAGTCTTTTGGAGTTACTATTTGATGCCAATCGTAATGAGCCGGGGATACAAGTATTTAATACAAATCCTACACCGGGAGAAGATCGAAGTTTAAACTTAGCACCAAACCTTTTTAAAAATATTGGCTCTGCTTTTGATGCAGATCCCAACACTCCGGGGATACAAATATTTAATACAAATCCAAGTGGAAATAAAAATGTAAACATGCAAGTAAAAGAACCGAGTGGTCCAATGATGCAAGTGGATGAGAATCCTTTAATTTTGGGCACTCAAGTTAGTGGTGATAATTTTGCTAATCAAGTAGCAAACAACGCAGTTGTAATGAAAGAAAACATAGCTAACGCTCCAAACCTAAACACAAATCAAAAACAAGTGTTAATAAATGAAGTGGACAAACAGATGACACAATTTCAACCGACTATTGATCAAACAAGTATATTAGATGTTGATCCTGGTCAGTCAATGTTTCCTGCCGCAACTACCAACGCACTTACTTCAGCTAACCCAGCAAGCGAAGCTGCAGCTTTAGAAGTATTGAATTCACTAGATAATAATCAGAGCGGAGGTTTTAGCTTGGCTGATTTATTTGATGCCAACCCAGATGAAGCAGGTTTTCAATTATTTAATTTCAATCGTAATCGATGAAGAAGAAAACAAAGCAAGATAAAAAGATAAGTAAAGTCATGCGCGAGTTTAAGAAAGGTAAACTTCCAATTGGTAAATCCAAAAAGAAAGTTAAGTCTAGAAAACAAGCAATAGCTATTGCTTTGAGAGAGGCTGGGGTTAAAAGAAAATGAACCTGTCAATGCGTGATTGGATATGGATCATGGGTATTGTAGCTGGTATTGCTACAACGTACGGCATGATGTCATCACGAGTTACGGCTCTTGAATCAAGCATAAAAGATTTAGACATGTTGCGTATAGACTCACGGCTCTCGGTCATTGAGATACAAGTCATAGAAATAAACGAAAAATTAGATAAGCTACTAGATTAAATATTTTTTCTCACATCCTCAATACACTGCACTTTAAAAGTAAAGTATCGATTCATGTCAAACTTCATAAACTTTCTGCCCATCTCTTGACATACTTCAATATCTTCAAACTTTTCTTGATAGACCATTTGATTACCAGTGTATACCCAAGCGCTACCATTGTAACCCCACAGGCTTACCACCAATAAAAAAATCTTAGTCATCCTTATAGAAGTAGCATTTTCCTGTTTCACTTACCATGAGTAATTTGACGCCCATTTTTTCCTGTGAATCAGAAACCTGTCTTGTAATTTTATATCCAGCAAATTTTCCTGTTTTCCTAGTGCTTTCGCTTTTAACATCTATTTTAATAATCTCACCATCTTCTCCCAGCGCTATCAAGTCACAAGGTCCAAGGCCACTGATATTATCAAAAACGTAGTACTCTTGAGCTGTTAACCACTCTATTGCTCTAAGGTGATTTAGAAATCCTTTTTGATGTTTCTTATCCAATCTCACCCCAAGAAGGACCTACCTCACAATCTATTTGTGATGGAACTCTTAGGGGAACTGTGTTCTCCATGATTTCAATAATCCTTTTTTTCTGATCTTCATCATATATCGAGATATCTAATTCATCATGAACTTGTATCAAAGGTGTTATGCCTTCTTTAAAAATATCCACCATGGCTTTTTTTGTTTGATCCGCAGCCGAACCTTGAATCAACCTATTTAAAGCCCTGTATGTAAAAGCACGACGTATTCTATTCATCCCTCCGTGTTTTCTTTCTGCTTCTTCTTTTTTTAATGCTTGATGAAGACCATACATGTTTGGTTCCCACATATCAAAACGACAAACACGGCCAAGTAAAGTTCTGATTTCTCCTACATCAGCAGCTTTTTTCATCGTGCCATCTGTTAATGCTTTTACAAATGGAACTGTAGCATGATATTTTTCAAAAACTTCTTTAGCATCATCAATGTCCAATCCTAACTGAGAACCAAGCTTACCTCTGCCCATACCATACATCATGCCAAGGTTAATTGTTTTTGCTTGTTTACGATCTATGCCAGCCATGTCAGCAACAACTTGATGAAAGTCTGTGTCTGGATTTTCATTATAATCTTTTACTAATTTATTTACCGAGCTGACCTCCCACGATGTTGTTTCACTAACAAGTGCACCATAATGTGCAAGAAGTCTGGGCTCTTGTTGTGAATAGTCAAAGCAGCCCCACTGCTCGCCCTCTTCAGGAATAAAAAGCTCTCGTATTTTAGGACCAATGTTTTGATTACGTGTAGGCATTTGTTGCAGATTAGGATTCTGCATACTTAATCTACCAGAGATAGTGCCACCTGTTTCAGATCGCATTTGATTTACATCTGCATGAATACGACCATTGTGTGCGTGTTTTAAAATAGAATCTACAAATGTTGTTCTTGCTTTATTAAACTCTCTTGCCTTTACTATATCTTGTGCAAACTTAGACGGTTGATTTAATAAAAAGTTTTTATCAAACGCAGGTAAACCTGTTGGTGTTTTGCTGTATTTTATTTTTAATTTATCAAAAGCTTTTGCAATAGATAATGGTGATAGAATCTCAAGATCAAACCCACATGTTTTATTTAAGCTGCGTCGTACTTTGTTTTCTTCTTTTTCAAAATCAATTTTAATTGTTGCAGCTTTATCTAAATCTATTTTTACACCTTTCTTTTTCATAGCAAACAAAACATGAAATAGTTCTGACTCTAAATTAAAGATGTCTGTTAAGTCTCCTTGAATTATTTTTCTTTGTAATGCTTTCCATAACTTTAAAGTTACTGCAGCATCCTGTTCTGCGTATGGACCAACGTACATTGGAGGTAGTTTCCACATCTCACTCTTTGGATTTACACCATACTCAGCCGCAGCTTCGTACAATAAAGTTTCTGATTTTGTTTCTCCAACATAGTGTCTAGATAATTCTCGCAAAGAATAATTACGCCTGTTTTCATCTACCAAAGGAGCTGCAACCATTGTGTCAACAATACGACCATTAACTTTTAAACCCATGGCATCAAGCCACCCAACATCATAAATAGCGTTGTGAAATATTTTATCGCAAGGTAATTCTAAAATAGGTTTAAGTGCATTAGCAAAAACTTTTGCGTCTAAATTATGCCCTCCTTCGTGTGCAATAGGATAGTATCCTTCCCATCCCTCTACAGCTATGGCAACACCTATGACTCTACCATTCTTTGTAGCCCAGCCAGGTCCTAAATTTTTATTCAAGCCATCATCTTTTGTTTCTAAATCTATTGAAATTTCTTTTGCATCCGTAAGATCAGGAACTACCTCTGGTGGCACCCATTCACTTGGAGTTTGAAAAAAATTACCTTGGCTCATTTTTTTAATCTTTCTCTTTTGTTTCGTCTCTTTGTCATATTTTCATATGCTTTCTTCCAATCTTTTACCACACCGAGCTTGACTAAATGCTTTGCTGCTTTTAAATTTAAATTATCAAACCAGTCTGGTTTTCTTTTCATAGTAATTCTGTAAACTCCCTATCTGTTTTGCTTGCAATAATATGTAATGATTTTTTTGCCCTAGTGGCACCAACATAAAACACTCTCCGTTCATCATCCCTTTTTTTAGAAATGCTGATATCAGCTTTTCTCGGTAAGTCTGTTAGTAACATAACATTGTTTGCTTCGCTACCCTTAGATGCATGTATAGTAGAAACCCTTATATTGCTTGCAGAATTAAAGCTTGATCTACGTAAAGCCACATTCATATACAATCTCATAGATTCAGGAACATCATCTAAAGCTACATCCCAAGGTAAATTAATATCTACATTTAATCCATGATGCATGGTTAAAGACTCATAATCATACATAGCAGCAGGGTCCATTTGTTTAAGTTTTTCTTTGTATCCATGTTGTATTCTGCCACTACCACTTATGTAATAATAAATATCTTTAACTGTTTGAAGGTCTACTGCCCCTTCTTTTAATCTATCCCAACCTTGAACAGCTCGAATCAAACGATCAGAAACAGATGATCTATTTTTAAATGTATAAAACATGCCTTCTTGTTTTAATCGATTCAATACTTCTTCTAACATGTAATTAGTTCTTGCTAAAATTAACCACTCACCTTTTGACAAGTCAGTGTGATTATTAAAACGCATGCGGTGGCGCATGACTACTCCTTCTTCTTCTTTTGGATTCCAATCTTTTTGTACTCGGTCATTTACTTTACTAATCAAGTCACTTGCCACATGGTGCACGGCCCTTGGTATTCTGTAAGATTGTTTTAGCACATGTCTTTCGCCACCAATTTGTTGTAATCTTTTTGTATCTGCACCAGCCCAATCAAAGATTGCTTGGTCATCATCCCCTGCAATGTATGCTTTCTGTGAATTACGAACAAGTATCTCAACCATTTGCCATTGTATAAAACTTAGATCCTGTGCTTCATCAACAATAACAACATCAAAAGCAGGGCAGCCTTGCTGTGCAATAAATTCTATTATCATGTCTGTAAAATCAAGCTTTGCTTTTTTATTTTTATATCTTGTTATACCCGAGTCTATTTGTTCTAATCTTTCTATACCAAACTCAAGATGCTCTGTGCAATTCATAAACTCATTTGATAAGCTCACTCCTTTTATTTTTGCTTGATCGATTAATCTTAGATATGGATCTTGCGGTGTTGATATGCCAAGATAGTCAACGTTTTTATTTGGATTAATTAATTTTATTTGTAGTAAGTCAGATACTTCTTGATAGTCTTTGTCTCCCATTACATCATCAGTTGCTAATCCTAATGTTAGATAAGCCATACTGTGTAATGTTCTAAAGTATTTTAAATCTTTTCTATTTAAATTAAATTTTTCCATTGCTCTATCAATGGCTTCTTTCGCAGCTCTTTTCGTAAAAGCAAAGTATCCTATTCTATCTGGGGGAGTTCCTTTTTGTAGCTCATCTTCGACAATACCAAGTAGATGTGTAGTTTTACCGGTGCCAGGTGGACCAAATATTATATCAATCTTTTTGCTTTGGCTGTCTCGTAATATCATCTTGTATCATCATTAAATTTAATTTTATCATCTTCAAATCATTAACTAACATTCTCTTTGTTAACTTTGCTGATTTGTTTTCTGCTTTAGATACTAGTTGTGCAGCTATACCCAAAGTTTCTTTAATTAGTTTTTCCATTATAATTTTTTACCTCTCTGTCTTAACCCTTCTTCTATCATAACTTCCTCCGATAAAATTTTTCCACCTTTACCATTTGGTCTACTGCCTGGATTACTCGCTCTTGGTGTTGGCCATAACTTCCAAGATGGTCTTACCGATGTAGTAGGGGATTTGTGGGACGAGACTGTTTCCGAGACATTTAAGTCTGTCCACCCTTTTGGGTATCCCATGAGCCACTCTACCCACGTCGGGTTCAAACTCCCACCAGCGTGACCAGCTAGTCTTCCTTTCTTCTTGGCTTTTTCGTAATTCGTATTCGCTCCCGTATCTTTGTGATCCCTCGCTGTTGGTGTTGGCATCATTGCCACTTTCTCCTCCAACTTCCCTCTCTGTGTTCCTCTGTTCCGTATGTTCTCTGTCTTTTCTGCCATAGCTGCTGATGCTCTCGGAGTTGGCCACAGTCTTGACTCTCTCACTTGATCCGCTAGTCTGATCTGTATTGTGTGACCACTTTTTCGTTTTAGATGGCCCTCGGCCAACGCCTCTTTGATCTTGTTCAGATTGCTCCCCCCGGAGTATGCGTCTGGTGTTCGCCACAATCCAGACTCTTTCTCTTTTGTGTTTGGCACCGACGCTAGAAGCTGAAATACTAAACGTCCTTGCGGAGTAGTCTTCACTTTCCAAGTTCTCGAGTACGGTGTCGAGACCGAGTTTAATGTGTCCACTAACATTTTCTCCAATAACCCAAGACGGTCTGAGTTCTTTGATAAGTCTAAACATTTCTGGCCAGAGGTGTCTCGGATCTTCTTCACCTTTTTTTCTACCTGCGACGGAGAAAGGTTGGCAAGGGTATCCGCCTGTGATGATGTCGATGGGAAAAAGTCCATCTGCTTTGAGTCTTTCATAATTCAATCCCTTAATATCTTCG